CATGGTCAACGACTTCTTGACCACCGCCTACTTCTGGTTCCTGCTCACGAACATTGACGGTCTGTCCTACATGGAGCGCGTCAAGTTCGAGACGGATATGCAGGTCGACTTCGTCACGGACAACCTGTTGGTGAAGGGCTACGAGCGTTATAGCTTCGGCTACTACAACTGGCGCTCCATCTACGGTTCGTTCCCCACCCACTAAGGAGCTGACCCATGGGTATCACTCATCTTAGCGGGTTGGAGGTCGCAGGCGTCCCGACTATGGGCATCGGCGGTGCGCCGATGTTCACGGGCAACTGGTATTTCGTCGATCCGGTCAACGGTTCTGACGGCGGTACCGGTGCGGCTGACGATCCGTTCCAGACCGTTTATGCGGGCTACAATGCTTGCACGAGCGGCAACAATGACGTGGTCGTGATTGTTGGTGACGGCGCGACGACGGGCACTGCTCGTATGTCCACCGCACTCGCGCAGACCATCGATTCGGCTGCCACGACTGGCACGATTACTTGGGCAAAGAACGCTACCCATCTTATTGGGCAGACGGCTCCGACGCTCAACGCTCGTGCTCGTTTTGCTCCGCCGACGGGTACGTATACGGCGGCGACGTTCGGCAACTCCGGCAACATGTTCAATGTCACCGGCCAGGGCTGCTACTTCGCCAACTTCTCGGTCTACAACGGCTTCTCGACTGGTGCTACCGGTCAGGTCGCGTGGATCGAAGCTGGTGGCCGTAACACGTACGTTGGAGTCAGCTTCCTCGGCATGAACGACACTGCGTCGGCGAACAGCACGACCAGCCGCTCGCTCAGTGTCCGTGGAAGCGGCGAAAACACGTTCATCGACTGCGTCATTGGTGGCGACACCACGGCGCGTACGGCGGCGAACGCTTCGCTTGACTTCACGAGCGGCACCGCGCGCAACCGCTTCTACAACTGCACCTTCCCGTTCCAGACCAGTGCTGCTGGCGCCCTCGGCGTCACGGCTGCTGCCGCTGGCATGGATCGGTACCAGTTGTTTGATCGTTGCGTGTTCATCAACAACGTCAAGTCGACTTCAACGACGATGAGCGCCCTCGCGACGCTCGCCGCGTCTACGGGCGGCATGTTGCTGATGAAGGATCCGACCATGGTTGGCATTACCGAGTTCGGTACCGATGCCAACAGCCTTGGTCAGATCTATGTTGATGGCGCCGCGCCTGATGCCGCCACTACCGGCATCGCGGTCAACCCGTCGTAACAGGAGCACTAGACTATGGCACGCAAGTACGCTGAAGGCGGTGACGTCGAGTCTCCCTCGACTGGTGACCGCGAATGGGAACAGGACGCGGCTAAGAAGAACCAGCGCTATACCTACCAGAGCAACGTCAACGACGAAGCCGAGGAACGTAAGCGCGGTGGTCGAGCCAAGAAGAAGAGCGTCGGCAAGGTGCAGGGCATGGCGAAGGCCAATGCCGGGCGCAAGCCGCGCAAGTCTGGCGGCCGTGCGGGCTCTAACATGAACCCGCTTTCGTCTGCTCATGCCGGTACGCCGGCTAAGGGCCGTAAGGTCGAGCGCATCGACTAACGGGTCGGCGGGGGCTTCGGCCCCCGCCTTCCTTTTGAGGATTTGTCATGGCCGGTGCATGGACCCGTAAAGAGGGCAAGAACCCGGAAGGCGGCCTGAACGAAAAGGGCCGCGCATCCTTGCGAGCGGAAGGGCGCAGTATTAAGCGACCGGTATCCCGCGAGGAGGCAGGACATAGTAAGATGGCCGCGGCACGCCGCCGGAGCTTCTGCGCCCGCATGGAAGGCATGAAGAAGCAGCTCACTGGCGCGAAGACCGCGAAAGACCCGAATAGTCGTATTAACAAGTCCCTACGGAAGTGGGATTGTTAGGTAAAGGAGCCGCCGATGATCTCAGTAACTTCTCAGGGGGGCATCTAAATGTTCCCTAACACCATTAGCATCACGACGCCGACCGCTGCGGCATCGAACGGCATTTGCGCGTCTCAGACCCCCGGCGGGGCAGTCAACCTGACAATCAACGGCAGCCTGACCTCGGGTGGCGTTGCCACTCTGGCTGTTGCTCCGATGGAGAGGCAGGTTCTCTTCACCTTCGCCGCCGACGAGTCCGCTCGCACTTACACGGTCTACGGCACGAATGGTCAGGGCAACTCGATCAGCGAAACCGTAGCCGGTACGGCCAGCACAGCGACGACCGTAAACTTCTACAAGACGGTTACTCGCATTGCTGTAGACGCCGCCAACGCTGGCGCAATGACCGTCGGCACCAATGGCGTGTGCGCTAGCGCGCCGCTGATGATGGACACGTCGCTCAATCCGGGCAACTTCTCGCTCCAGGTCGGCCCTTTTACCGGCACCATCAACGTGACGGTGCAGTACACGCTGCAGAGCATTTTCAACACGAATGCCTACGGCACACTGATCTGGAACAACATCAGCTCTCTTACGAGTAAGGCGAGCAACACGGACGGCACCGTGGCGTTCCCAGTATCTGCTTTCAGGTTGGTGACGAACTCCTTCACCGGCAGTTCTACGGCCTGCACCCTGACCGTCATCCAGTCGGATAACTATCAATGATGACTGACCAAGACATCCTCCGGGAAGTACTGAGCGATGCGGGTCAGGCTCGCATCAAGGAGTTCATTGACGCTCGAAACGCTGCCGAAGAGGCAATCGCGCGTCTGGACATTGCTGAGGCGACTGTCGCTGCACGCGATATTGCCGTCCGCGAACGCAACGAAGCGATGAACGCTTCTGTGCGGGCCAAGAACGCGCTTGAAGAGGCGCGGGCCGAAGCGGAAGAGATTGTCGCTGAGGCTGAGAAAGAGGCTGACAAGGTCTTCGCTGATACTTCGGAGCGTTGCGCCCGGCTTGAGAAGGACGCGATGAAGAGCGTCGAAGACGCTCGTCGTGAGGCAGCCCGCATCTCGCAGGAGGCTTTTCAGACGAAGTCTTCCGCCGATCAGCTTTTGCGCGAGCTGAAGGCCAAGGAAGGCAAGGCTTCAGCGGCTATTGAGGACGCGAACAAAAAGGCTGCGGAAGCCAGTCGCACGCAAGAGAAGCTTGATGCGAAATTGGCGAAGCTCCTTGCGGTAATCAATGACGCTTAATGCCTCCGTTGAGCAATACCTAAACGGAGTACCGGTAAGCCACGCCAACCCTCTTCCAGTCACTGTTAGTGGAGGAACCAGTTCGGTCGTTGCCATTAGTCAGGACATTCCTGGCGATACGAACGGCGTTGTGGTCAACGAAGGGGCCAACAAGATCGGCGGGGCCTACGACGTCAGCGGCCAGCTAATCGATGAAAACTCATCTCTTCGCTCTGTATCTCGTTCGTTTGTAACCGCAACCAGTTCTGGCAATACACAACTAGTGGCTGCTCAAGGCGTAGGCGTGCGAGTGCGGTTGCTGTCGTTGTTTGTCATGGCAGCCTCCGCGGTCGATGTGAAGTTTCAATCCGCCACTAGCGACATCAGCGCCACTTGGTCAGTGTCAGCGAATGGCGGATTTGTTCTGCCGGTCAACGAACACGGTTGGTTCCAGACTGGTCAGAACCAGGCTTTGAATGTGAACCTGTCCTCCAACGTCAGCGTTGGAGTGCAGGCGACTTGGTGTACAGCAACGTAAGGGAATAATCCTTATGAAGGACAAGATGTCGGCGCGTTCCACTTCAAGCGCATCCCTTGCTCGCCAAGGTGGAACGCAAGAAAAGCTGCATGCGCACGGTTACTTCACTGCTATCTGCATCGGCGCAGACGGCAAGGAGAGGTGGCGCTGTGAGTTTTCCAATCTCGTCACGACAGTCGGCAAGAACGACCTTCTTGATAGCTACCTGAAGGGTTCTTCCTACACGCAGACGATGCGCATGGGTTTGAAGGGCACCGGCACGGTGGATGCCACCGACACGCAGGCCAGCCACCCCGGCTGGCTTGAAGTCGGGCTGGCGAATGATCCCACGTACACTGGCAACAGAAAAAGCGTGACTTTCGATGCTGCGGTTGCTGGTTCTTCCGCAAGCCCGGCTCAGTCTTTTGCTATCACTAGCTCTGGTACGGTGGCCGGTTGTTTCATCAACAATGGCGGTTCGGCCACGATAGATGACACGACCGGCGTTCTGTTTTCCGCCGGAAATTTTACCGGCGGAAACCGTTCTGTGCTGGACGGCGATACGATCAACGTCACCTACACTCTGTCGGTCTAACCGGCGGGTCTAGGAAGGAGGAACTACAGTGGCAAACGCAATTTACCCGAAATACAAGGAAGTCATCCTTGGCGCGGCGACCAACACCAACCTGCTCACCGGTACGGTGAAGGTGGCGCTGGTTGATACTGGCACTTACACCTACAACGCCGCGAACCAGTATTACTCCAGCATCACTGGTGTTGTCGGCACGCCGCAGACGATTGGCTCGACTACGGTCACGGGCGGCTTGTTTGACGGCAATGACGTGACCTACACCTCCGTCACGGGCAACTCGGTTGAGGCGCTGGTCATCTATGTTGACACCGGCAACGCAGCAACCAGCCCGCTAGTGGCATACATTGACACCTCCGTGACGGGTCTTCCTGTGACGCCAAACGGCGGTAACATCACGATCACCTGGAACGCCTCCGGCATCTTCCAGCTCTAGTCTGACGGCACGCCCCCATGGCCCTGCAATATGTAGGTTCCAACACAGGGACATGGGCGGGTGCCAATACTGGCAATAACAACGTCAGCCTGACCGCCCTCACGGGCGGTCTGTCTGCTTCTGCGGCCATCGGCGACATTGTCGTCGCCCTCTACGTCACTGGCTCGACTGCCGACCGCACGCTGTCCATTACGGATGGTACCAACGCGTACACGCTGGTTAATACCGAGCAGTACTCCAACGGTACGACCTACGACACTAACCTCCGCGTTGCTTACAAAATCCTAACTGCCGCCGATGCCAACACGGTATTCGGCCCGACTGGTAACAACACAGACGCTGGCGCAGCCATCGTCCACGTTTGGCGCGGCATCAACACCGCAACAACGCTGGACGTGGCAGCAGTTCCAGCAACCGGAACCGCGACCGGCAGACCTGATCCGGCGTCAATTTCACCCACGACTGCGGGCACCATTGTCTTGGTGGCAGGCGGCGGTGCGGCAGCCACTGGTGCGACATACACCACTACCGATCTCAGTAATTTCAGAACGGTAACCAGCGCCGACACCAACGACGCGATGGCCGGTTTCGGCTCGTTCGCGTGGAGTTCGGGAACATTCAATCCTGCCGCATTTGGCGGTGGCACGACTAACGCTGGCGACTCTTGGGCGGCGATGACGCTTGCCCTGCGTCCCACAGTAAACGTCACGCTCACGCCAAGCCTCTATACCAACACTCAAACATTCTATGCGCCGACGGTCAGCGCGACTTATTCGCTGACGCCGAGCCTTTATACCAACACGCAGACTTTCTACAGCGCGACCGTTAGCACGACTAACAGCATCCTGCCGGATCTCTATACCAATACGCAGACGTTCTACTCGGCGACCGTAAGCACGACTTACTCGCTGACACCAAGTCTCTACACCAACACTCAGACGTTCTATTCGGCGACAATCACGCAGTTCACTGAACTGTCGCCGTCGCTCTATACGAACACCCAGACGTTCTATAGCGCCACTATCAGTACGACGTATGACGTACTGCCAAATCTCTACACCAACACGCAGACATTCTATTCGGCGACTGTCAGCGCAACCTATTCGCTGACGCCTGATCTCTACACCAACACCCAAACATTCTACTCGCCGGACGTAAGCGGTGCGGCAATCTACAACGTATCGGTTGATGAAACCGTTTCGGCTGATGACGCCCAGTCATGCGGCGCGGCAATGCCGTGCTCTTGTGATGACACGGTTACGATCACGGATGAGTCCTCCGCCACCTACGAATTCAGCGGGACTACGTCTGATAGCCTGACGGCCGAAGATACGATTACCTCGACCGCCGAGTTCGGCGTTTCCGTCTTTGATACGTTGGCTGTTACTTCTGGATGGGCGAATATATTTGGCAGCCGGACCTTTAACTCCGGGAGGCTCCTGTGATTAACCTAGAAACCACCCTTTATCTCAATTTTACCACCTCGAGCCCCACGACCGGCGCGCCTGCCGATGCCGATAGCCTGCCCTCGGTTTATGTCTACGAGGACGATAACGATACGCCCATCCTGACCCCCACCCCGGTAAACCGCTCTGTGGGGGAGTATCTGGTGGCCGTGGCGGCCACGACCGCCAACGGCTTTGAGGTCGATAAGACCTACAACGTGGTGGCTACCGGCTCCGTAGGTGGGGTCGATGGTAAAATCGTCCTGGCGACCTTTGTGGTCACCGAGCCCGAGCTTCTGGCCCCGGATGGCGTGGAGGACGGCTGGTCCCTCCAAGAGGCCATGCGGATCGTCCTGGCCGCTCTGGGCGGCCAGCTCTCGGGGGCGCCCAGTGGCCCGATCTTAATCCGGGACGTGAACGATACAAAAACCCGAGTTAATGCTACAGTGGACTCCTCGGGTAACCGTACCTCCGTGACTTTGGATCCCACATGAGTACGGCCTATTTTTCAAAGTCATACTTCCCGCCAGCATACTATAGTTCTTACTGGCAGAACGTGATGCAGCTCATTTGGCGTGGGCTTGCCTTGCTTGGGGTTGGGTCATGACCACCAGTGGAACCTATTCCTTTGACCCGTCGCTTGGCGAATTGACGCTATACGCATTTAACGTAGCTGGGCTGCGGAATACGTCCCTCCTCCAAGAGCACATCCAGTCAGCGCGTATGGCGACGAATATGATGCTGTCGTCTTGGGCTAATAAGGGCGTCAATCTTTGGACGGTAGACCTCGTGTCCGTTCCTCTTGTGCAGGGGCAGGCGACTTACAGCGTCGATGCCAGCACGATTATGGTGCTGGATGCGTACATGCGGATCGATGATGGCGTGACCGATCCTATCGACCGCCTCATCCTGCCGATCAGCCGCACGGAATACGCGAGCTATCCGAACAAGGAACAGCAGGGCTTCAGCACTGTGTTCTGGTTTGATCGTCTGGTGTCGCCGACGATCACCCTATGGCCGGTGCCGGACGGCACCAGCGCGCAGTATCTGAAGTACTACCGCACGCGGCAGGTGCAGGACTCTAATCTGACCAATGGTCAGACGGTTGAGATTCCGTACCGCTGGCTCGAGGCGTTCGCCGACGGCTTGGCATATCGCCTGTCGAAGATCTGGTCGCCAGAGAAGGCCGTCGCGCTCAAAGCCGTGGCTGATGAGTCGTACAACGTCGCAGCCTTCCAAGACGTGGAACAGGCTTCTCAGTACATCTCGCCGCAGATTGTCGGCTACTACAGGCCCTAATCATGGCTTACGCATCGCAAGCAGGCAGGGCGAGAACAAACGCGAAAGCGCCACAGGCGCATGCGATCTGTGATCGCTGTGGGTTCCGTTACAACCACATTGATCTGCGCTGGCAGTTCGACTGGGCTGGCGCGTCGATGATCAACAAGCGCATCCTTGTCTGCAACCGATGCTACGACACTCCGCAGGAACAGCTCCGCGCGATTGTTGTGCCGGCAGATCCGGTGCCGATCCTCAACCCGCGTATTGAGGACTTTGTCGCGGATGAATCGAACAACCGCACGACGTCCGGTCAGAACTCGGTCGATCCAATTACTGGTATCCCTGTTCCGGGCGGCGATACGCGCATTACTCAAAACGGCGACATTCGCGTTGGCCAGCAGACGGGCGAACCGCCGGGCGGCTTGAACGAGCAGCCGGGCACCGATCCGAATGCTCCGGGCAACGACGATCCTGGTTTGCCGTATGGCAATGACACTGTTCCTGAGACGGGGCCGCTTACATGAGCAACGTGCAGATCCCTAATCTTCCCGCTGCCATTGCCTTAAATGGCAACGAGCAGATGGAAGCTGTGCAGGCGGGCACGTCAGTCCGCATCACCACGGCGCAGGTTGCTCAGTACACTTCTGTAGCCTATCCGACAACTCTGTCGTTCACCTCGCCGCTGTCTATTAGCGGCAGCATCGTAAGTTTGACTACGGTGCCAGTAAGTCTCGGCGGCACCAACCTCACGTCATACACGATTGGCGATCTACTCTACGCCGACTCTGCCAGCAGCCTTGCGCGACTGGCCGACATCTCTACCGGCAACGTGCTGTTGTCTGGCGGCGTCGGAGCCGCCCCGGCTTACGGCAAAGTCGGCCTTACCACCCATGTGAGCGGCACATTGCCGGTGGGCAATGGCGGCACAGGACAGTCGTCAAATCTGACCCAGTACGGTGTCGTCTACGGATCGACCACAGCGGCGATGGCTACCACCGCTGCGGGCACGAACGGCCAGCTCCTCATCGGCAACACCGGCGCCGCGCCGTCTTGGAGTTCTGCCACCACTGTCGCAGTCACGTCGCTCACTTTCGGCACTACCGGTCTTACGCCCGGCTCTCCGACGACGGGTGACGTCACGGTCGCTGGCACGCTCGTGGCGGCAAATGGCGGCACGGGCATCTCGTCTTACACCCAAGGCGACATCGTATACGCCAGCGCATCGACAACGATTTCAAAGCTGGCCAAGGACACGAACTCCACCCGGTATCTATCCAATACCGGCGTCGACAACAACCCGGCGTGGGCCCAGGTCAGCCTGACCACAGGCGTCTCTGGCACCCTGCCAGTCGCCAACGGTGGCACGGGGCAGGCGTCCAATCTGACCCAGTACGGTGTCGTATACGGTTCCACGACCACGGCGATGGCCACCACCGGTGCCGGCACTACTGGTCAGGTTCTGACCGCCACGACCAGCGCAGCGCCCGCATGGGCCGCGCAGACCGGCGGCGTGACGTGGTCGGCGATCAGCGGAAATACTAATGCCGTTGCCGGTACCGGCTATATGGTTGATACTACTTCTGCTGCCGTAACCTTGACTTTGCCAGCGTCTCCGGCGGTCGGCGATTACATCGCCGTCTGCGATGCGGCGAGCAAGTTCGGCACCAATAATTTGACCGTTGCCAGGAACACCAAGAACATCCAGGGCAGCGCGACAGATCTGACGTGCTCGATCAATGACCAGAGCTTCGCTCTGGTTTATCAGGGCGCGACGAACGGTTGGAGGGTTATCCAGTCATGACGACACTATCTGCAATTCAGCGCGGCACACTCGGTCTTGCGACGACTGACTCTCCGACTTTTGCCGGCCTAAACATCGACACCAACGCAGGCGTCGATGGTCAGTGGAACACGAGCGGCCTGACGGTCTACGCGAACGGCGTAACTCCGCAGCACGATGGCCCGCTTCATGTAATGTCGGGCACGGCTGGCGTCGTCACGGCCACCGGTACTGCCCGCGATGTGGTGATTGAGGGTGCCAGCGACACTGGCCTGTCGATCCTAGCGCCGGACGCAAACACGGTGAACCTCGTATTCGGCAACGCATCCGACAACCTCGGGGCGCGGTTCCAGTGGGACTACCCTAATAGCACCTTCATCATGGGCACGTCCAACACCAACGGATATCTCAAATTCGGCGTTGAAGACGAAGGTTATCGCGGCGAATGGAACACCACCGGCCTGACCTGTTTTGCCTCCGGCGTCACGCCGCAGCACGATGGTGTGTTGCATGTGATGAAGGGAAGTGCGGGTACGGTCACTAGCACTACTGCGCTCACCGTAGAGAGCAACGGAAGTGATGGAATCACGATTCTGACGCCTGATGCAACTGGTGGTTATATCATTTGGGCGTCTCCGTCTGATGCAACTGGGGCATTTATCAGTTTCACACAATCTACTGCAAAGATGCGGATTGCAACCGACCTTATTGGCGGGGCGATAGAATTTTATCCAGGCAACGCCGCGCTTGCCCTCACGCTGGATAGCAGCGCGCGAATGGTTGCCCTAAACACATATAGCACCACCGTTGGCGCAACCAACCGTGACCTCTACATCGACAGCACTGGCATCATTGGTTATGTGTCGTCCTTGCGTGCCGCAAAAACAGAAATCGACCCGATCACCGATACCTCTTGGTTGCACGCGCTCACCCCAGTTAGCTTCAAGTATCGCAAGAAGGCTGAAGACGGCAAGTCGTACACGAACGAGATTGACGGCGATATCCAGTACGGCATGATCGCGGAAGATGTGGCTGCGGTTCGCCCAGACCTATGCTTCTACGATGACGTTGCCGATCTTGATGAGAACGGTGAAAAGACAGAGACGACCCACAAGGAACTGCGCGGTATCCAGTATTCCAAGCTGATCCCTGTACTCCTCAAGGAAGTGCAAAAGCTGCGCGCTGAACTGAACCAGATGAAGGTAAACTAATGACCACCAACGACAAGCCGCTTCTTTCTATCGTCGAGCTTCAGGAACAACTCGCGTTCTTCCAGCAGCGTTGTCTTGTACTTCGCGGCGAGGTGGAGAAGCGGGATGCTGAGATTGCGAAGCTGAAGTCTGCAACGAACGCTAAAGAACAGGCAGAGTAGGGTAGTACGATGGACTCGCAGCTCCTGATCAATACCAGCATCGGATTTGGCTTTGCCGCTTTGGGTTGGTTCGGTCGGGAGCTGTGGTCTGCCGTTCAAGATCTACGCAAAGATCTGCATGAAATTGAGATAGACTTGCCGCGCAACTACGTGCGGCGCGAGGAGTTCTCCGACTCCATCAAAGAGATCAAGGATATCTGCCATCAGATCTTCAACAAGATTGATGCGCTGAACGACCGGAAGGCTGACAAGGTATGACGACAGGTCTTACCTACGCCCAGTACAAGACACAGATCGCCACGATGGCGGTGGTCGAGGAAACCAACACGGCTTTCCTTGAGATCCTGCCGCAGATGATCACGTATGCGGAGAACCGCATGTATCGTGATCTGGACTTTCTGTTCACCAGCACGTCGATCACCGGCTACAGCCTGACGATTGGCAATCGAGTGCTGACGATCCCTGAAGGCACCATTGTCGTGTCTGAGCAGATCAACATCATCACGCCGGCGGGACAGACCAATCCGAATACGAATACGCGCAATCCATGCCTGCCGGTCACCAAGGAATACCTCGACGCGGTGTACGGCTCGTCCTCGTCCTCGTATCGCGGGATGCCGCAATACTTCGCGCCGTTCAACGACAATGTCTTCTACTTCGGCCCGGCACCGGACGCCGCCTACGGCGTGGAGATTGTCGGCACGTATCGTCCGGCCAGTCTCTCGAGCACCAACACCACCACGTTCTTGAGCCTGTATCTGCCCGATCTGTTGATCATGGCATCGATGATCTATGTGTCGGCCTACCAGCGCAACTTTGGCCGCGCCAACGATGATCCGCAGATGGCGATCACATATGAGTCGCAGTACAAGGCGCTGCTGCAAGGCGCGATGGTTGAAGAAGCGCGCAAGAAGTTTGAGAGCTCCGGCTGGTCGTCACAGTCTCCGTCTGTGGTTGCTTCGCCTTCCAGAGGGTGATCTAGATGCCCCACGCATCTATCAAACTCACTCCCGGCGTCGATCAGAACCGCACCCCGGCGCTGAACGAAGCGGCAATCTCCACGTCTCAGCTCATCCGGTTCGTGCCGGATACGCAGGGCATTGGCCTGCCTCAGAAGCTGGGCGGCTGGACGAAGTTCTATCCGAACTCTATTGGATCGACCGTCCGGGCCATGTGGGCGTGGGCGGACACGAACATCAACAACTGGCTGGCGATTGGCGCAGAGTCAAGCCTTGACGTCATCAACAATGGATCTCTGTCTGACATCACGCCGCGTGATGAAGAGAGCGATGTTGCGCCAAACTTCTCTACTACGTCCGGCAGCAGCACGGTCACGATCATTGATGCCAACGTAAATCCGTCGATCTACGACTCTGTGTTTATCCAGACGCCTGTTAGCGTCGGCGGTCTGGTGCTGTTCGGCACCTACATCTGCGTGCCTACCGGAGTGGTGAACGAGTACACCATCACGGCGCGCAACGAACTTGGTGAGCTGGAGCTAGCGACTGCCACTGTCGCAAACGGCGGTGCGGTTCCGCAGTTTGATACGACGAACGGGTCGGCTCTGGTTGATGTCACGCTGAACGATCACGGATACTCAGTCGGTGATACGTTCACCGCGCTGGTTTCCACCGCCGTCGGTGGCGTGACGATCTACGGCAACTACATTGTCCAGTCGGTCACAAGCGCCAATGTGTTTATAATTCAGGCGCAGCTATCGGCAACATCAACCGCAACCGCCGATATGAACAATGGCGATGTCCACTTTCTGTATCACGTTGGCTACGGCCCCCTGCCGCTCGGCGAAGGCTACGGAAGTCAAGGATATGGCGAGGGTGGCTACGGGACGGGCATTGATCCTACAACCACGGGCACTCCGATCACTGCGGATGATTGGACGCTCGACAACTGGGGCGAGACACTGATCGCCGTCCCATTTGACGGCCCGATCTACGAATGGAACCCGACGCAGAACAATGACAACGCCAGCGTGATCTGGCAGGGCCCGTCGAACAATTACGGCGCATTTGTCGCGATGCCGCAGCGGCAGATTGTTGCCTACGGATCGACCGTTAACGGCCTGATCGATCCTCTGCTCGTGCGCTGGTGCGACGTGGAGAATTACACGGTATGGGATGCAGCCGTGACCAATCAGGCAGGCTCTTACCGCATCCCTCGCGGGTCAAAGATTGTCGGCGGCATCCAGGGCCCACAGCAGGGCTTGCTTTGGACTGATCTCGCGCTGTGGGCGATGCAGTACACAGGCCAGCCGTACGTATACAGCTTCAACGAGGTGGCGACCGGCTGCGGCTTGATCGGCCGTAAGGCGGCGGGATCGATGGCCGGCGTCATCTATTGGATGAGCCAGAGCCAGTTCTTCCGCCACGCCGGTGACGGCGTGAGCCCGATCTTCTGCCCGATCTGGGACGTGATCTTCCAGGACATCGACACCGACTACGTCGATAACATCCGCATCGCGCCCAATGCGCGATTTAACGAGATTGCTTGGTACTATCCCACGGTCGGCAGCAGTGGCGTGCCGACGAAGTACGTGAAGTACAACGTCGCCTTGGGTAAGTGGGACTTCGGCACTCTATCGCGCACGGCTTGGATCGATCAGTCGGTGCTGGGGCCGCCCATTGGCGCCGGGTCCAACCAATACATCTATCAGCACGAGACTTCGACCGACGCAGACGGCCAGCCGATGTCATCGAACTTCCGCACTGGCTACTTCGCCATGGACGAAGCAGACGTGAAAGTGTTCGTGGATCAGGTCTGGCCGGACATGAAGTGGGGCTACTACGGCGGAGTGCAAAACGCCAACGTACAGCTCACCTTCTATGTCACCGACTATCCGGGCGACACGCCGATTGCCTACGGCCCGTTTACGCTGACGCAGACGCAGCAGTTCGTTACGCCGCGCTTCCGCGGTCGCCTCATGGCGGTGCAGATCAGCAGTAATGACATCGGTTCGTTCTGGCGCTTGGGCAACATGCGCTATCGCTTCCAGCCAGACGGTAAGTACTGATGGCATCGCTAGCAGACATCCTAACTACGCAGAAGAACGGCGTCGTTGGTATCAACGCCATTGCGCAGGCGCTGAACGGCCTGTTGCTGTATTCAAAGGGCGACGCACTCTCAAGCGGCGCCGCTGGCACTGGCTCGTATTCGACGCTCTATACGGTGCCGACCGGGTTCCAAGTAGCCATTGTAGATATTGAGATCTGCAACACGTCGGCCACGGCCGCTACCTTCTATGTCTCGCTTGTGCCCCTGGGCGGCACCGCGGGCGCAAGCAATGCTTTGTTCTATGCCGCGCCGATCAATGGCAATTCCACCGTGCAGTGGACCGGCCAGCAGGTTCTTGATGCTGGCGGCTTTGTCGCGGCCTATGCGTCTGCTAGTTCTGTGACGATCAAGGTCGGCGGAGGTCCGGCACTGGCATGACGATCACATCCTATCCGCCGCTCGGATACAGCACGTCTTATCCAGTCAACGCTAAGTTTGGCGGTGTCCAGGTTGATGCTTTCGGCCGCCTGCGCATCAGCTCGCCCTATACATTGTTTGATAGCCAGAACCGCTACGCGGCAGACGGGCAGTTCAGCTCTTCGACCGCGACCGGCGGCACCGCCGCCCATAATGCCAACAAGGCTTGCGTTGATATGACGGTCACGACCTCTTCTGGGTCGGAGGCTATTCGCCAGAGCAAGCGCGTGTTCATCTACCAGCCGGGCAAGAGTTTGCTGGTGCTGGCGACGTTCGTGATGAACGCGGCCAAGACTAATCTTCGCCAGCGTGTTGGTTACTTCAACACCAACAACGGCATCTTTTTCCAAGTCAACAACACCACCAAGTCGTTCATTATCAGGACGTACACGGGCGGCTCGGCGAGCGATGCCCGCGAGGTGGATCAGGCCGACTGGAACGGTGACAAGCTCGATGGCACGGGTCCGTCTGGCATCACGCTGGACATTACCAAGACGCAAATCTTCTTCACCGACATGGAATGGCTCGGCGTCGGCAGCGTGCGCTGCGGCTTTGTCCTAGATGGCCAATTCATCGTCTGCCACACGTTCAACAACGCAAATTCGCAGACGGCTGTCTACATGCAGACGGCGATCTTACCCATCCGCTACGAGATCACGAACACCGGTGCTACTGCGTCTAACTCCACGATGCAGCAAATTTGCTCAACCGTGATCTCTGAAGGTGGCTTCCAAGAAATCTCGCGGCCGTATGTTGCTTACGTTTCGACGAAAGTAAACGTCGGCACGACGGCAACGCCAATCATCTCTATTCGGCTCAACAGCTCCTACTTGGGGGCTGTCGTGATCCCGTCCGGCACGGGTTTCTATCCAGAAGATACTGGATATTACAGCCTCTTCCTGGTGAAGAACGGAACTCTAACGAACAGCACTTGGGGAGCTACGCTCTCTGGGGGGCAAGTCGATGTTGATACCGGCGCGACCGCAATCTCGTTTACTACTGAAGACGTGATTCAGTTGGACTACACGGCATCTTCTAATCAATCCAGGGTGTCTTTTAATGAAGCAAGTGGCTACAACTGGTCGCTTCAGTTGGGATCTACTGTCGCAGGTGTTTCCGACATTTACACGCTCGCTGCTAACATTGATGCCGGTACCGGTGATGTACTCGGCGACATTGCGTTCTGGAACCTGACGGCGTAGGAGGACCAATGCCTCTGAAAAAGGGCAAGTCTCAAGAGACGATCTCTCACAACATCAGTGAGATGATCGGCGCCGGGCACCCGCGCAAGCAGGCCATCGCGGCCGCCCTGAACACCGCCCGGCAGGCGCGGGCGGACGGCGGCATGGTCACCAAGGTTCACGCCGGGCCGATCCACAGTCCCGTGGCGGGCCGCACCGACCACCTGCCCATGCACGTGGCCAGCGGCTCCTACGTAATCCCGGCCGACATCATCAGCGCCATGGGAGAGGGCAACACCATGGCCGGGTTCGACGTGGCCAAGAGCATGTTCTCGACCCGTACCGGCGCCCTCCCGGCGGGCGCTTCGCCCGTTGGCATCGTCGCCGCGGGCGGCGAATATGTGATCCACCCCGAGGATGTGGCGCGGGTGGGCGATGGATCTATGGACGATGGCCATAGAGTTCTGGACGAGTTCGTCAAACAGATGCGGGCAAAGACAGTCCAGACCCTAAAGAAACTGCCCGGCCCCAAAAAGGATTGAAATGAACGACGTCTATATCGGCACCCCTGATGACGTTGATGCCGTCATGGCTCTGGCTCTGGCGGGCAGCATGGAAAATAGCTTTGTGACCCCTAGCCCTGGCCGCCTCCTTGAGGAGGTCTGGCCGGCCCTGGTGGGCGATAGGGGCGTTATGGGTCTTATTGGCCCAAAAGGTAAATTAGAGGGCGCCGTCCTCTTACGTATTGGAAAGATGTGGTATTCTGACCAAGATGTCCTAGAAGAAAAGGCCATCTTCATTCACCCTGATTACCGCAGCGCAAAAGGCGGCAGGGCGCGAAAATTGTGTGAGTTTAGCAAGCGGGCCGCAGATCGTCTTGAATTGCCATTAATTATTGGCGTCCTGAGCAATCATCGCACCGAAGGCAAAGTCAGGCTGTACCGCAGACAGTTTGGCGAGCCGAGCGGGGCTTTCTTCCTCTACGGAGGAAAGACTGGTTTTATGAAGGACGACCAGAATGGGCGGCAAGACTAGCACCTCTACTTCACAGGTTAAGATCCCGTCCGAAGTTCTGGCGCGATATAAAGCGGTCAATCGGTACGCGGAAGACGTCGCTTCCCAGCCGTTCCAGCAATATGCCACCGATCCCAACGCTTTCGTCGCGCCACTGACGCAGACGCAGCAGGCGGGCATCCAGAACGTCAACATGGCACAGGGGATGTACGCGCCCTACTACCAGGGCGCGACGCAATCCCTGCTTGCCGCCGGTCAGGCGGCGATGCCTGCTTACGAGGCGGCATCGCAAAACGTCTCTGCGGGTCTGGCGGGCGCACAGCCGTATCAGGAACTGGCGACCGGCTACGGCATTGCCGGCGCGCGCGGCGTGTCGCCGACTGAACTCGGCAGTCAGCAGATCCAGCAGTACATGTC